TTCGGGTCCGCATGAGCACGCACGAGCTGGTCGAGCCCCTGAATGGTGGCATTGAAGAAAGGCACAAACTGATTCAGCACACGGCTCACCTCACCCGCCCTGGCGAAGTTCAGGCTTACCACCTTGCTCATGTTGGCCGCTTCCATCTCCGACTTACCAGATGCCAGTGCCTTCTTGAACTCCCCGACTCGCGTGGCCTCTTCGGTGAACTGCCCCACGCTGCCGATCAGTCTCAGCGCATTGCGGAAACCACCGCGCCAGGCCTTCGGATCAGCCAGCCCCTGCATGGCACGTCGGGCAATCGGATCTTTTGGCAGCGCATCTTCCAACAGTGAGCTGAAAGCCTCGCTACCCGTCACCATGCCGCTGAACTGGCCGCCCGCTTCCTTCCACTGCTCATAGACACCGCTCTTGCGCATGATCTCCATGGCACCACGCACCGAGTCCACGAAGGGCACAAAGCCGCTCTTGCTCAGCACGCCGCCTTGCACGGCATCACGGATCATGTTCGGCAGGGCAAACCATGGGCCGCCCGTGGCACCCCAGCGCAGCACCTTCGTCGGTGTCGTCATGATTTTGACCATCCAGCTCGGGATGCTGCCCAGCTTCACGCTGTCTGCATCGGCATAGCGCAGCGCATTCATCAGCAGCGGGTCTTTCACCTCCCAGTGCTCGCGTTTGCCATCGCGGAAGATGATCACTTCCCCGTTCTTCGTGTCCGGCTTCGTCACCGCTTGGAAAAGTCGCAGCGTCAAATCTGCCGAGCTTGGCAGCATGGAGGCATCCTTGATCACGCCTTCATCCACCAGCTTCTGCACGATGGCATCATGCCCGATGGTCGTCGGCTTCATCTTCGGTGCGATCCCCTCGCCCCACTTGCCACCGCCCTGCACTTCCTTCACCAGATCGAAGAACTTCTGCCCGATCAGATTCTGCTCCGCGATCTTGCGGAACATGAAGGCATTCTTCATCGCTGATTGCAGCGGGTCGATGATGGCGCGGTCACTGCCTTTCAGGGCTCGGATGCCGCTGTTCAGGTCCACATACCCGCCCGCATTCTTGCCACCTTCCGGGCCAAAGCTCACCCCGTTCAGCTTCTCATAGAGCCGGTAAAACGGCACATAGTCAGCATTCGCCGCATCCATGTCCGCCGCCGCCTTGGCATCCAGCAAACCCGCCTGCACCAGCAGGTTGCGTTCATTCCGCTGCCACTTGATCAGCTTCTGGCGCATCGGCTCAAAGCGTGCCTCCAGCGCCTGCATCTCTGCCGCTGGCAGTTTCGCATTCTCGAAGCCGCTACGCTTGCCACCGCGCTCGATCTCCGCCGCACGCTTCAGCGCCAGGTAAGTGCTGAAGCTCTCATTCTCCCCAGGCCGCAGCCCGCTGAGAATGCTTTTCAGCCCCTCGCCCACACGATTGCCAAAGAGGTCCGTCTGGTGGCCGAACACATCCGCGCCCGCCTTGCTCGCCCATCCACCGCGATGATTCTCCATCCATGCCTCCACCTCGGCCGCTTGCGTCTCCAGTCCGGGCTGCTGAGCCGCCGCGCGTGTCACATCCAGCGCAGGCTGAATGGTGTTCACCGCCTGCGCATACAGCCCTTTGAGAAAGCTCGTCACCGTCTGCGTCTGCCGCTCTGCCGCCGGATCAAAGACCACCTGCGCCTTGGCCTTCTGAAAGGCCGGCATAGCGATGTAGTCTTGCAACATGAAGCGCGTGTTGCGCAGTCCCTCCAGCATATCCGGGGCGCGGCGCTGCATCTCCGCCTCAAAGAAGCCGCTGAAGCGTGGTGCCTTCGCCCGCGTGCCCACCGGGTCCACCAGCCAGCCACGTATATACTCCGCCACGCCTTCCTTGCGCACCTGGTCCGGCGTGTAGGTCGGCGCACTCGTCGCCTGCCCCATTGCCATCAGCTCCGCATCATAGATGCCGCCCCAATCCGTCGCCTTCACCTTCTGGCCCGGCACCGAGTCAGTCAGCACGCGGAAGTGCAACGCATGACCCACCTCATGAGCCAGCACCGGCAGATCATTGATCGCCTGAAGCCGGATTGTCTCCGGCTTGCTCTTGTAGATTCCCAGCGCCCCCTTGAATCGGCCCACGCCCACCGCAGGCAAGCCCACCGTGTTCAGCAAATGCCGCCGGATACCATGCAGCGTCTGCACCGTGCCGCTCCAGGTCTGGATCACCGCAGGCGGCCCCGCATTGCTCACCGTGGACGGCAACGGCCCCGCCACCGCAGGTCGCTGATACGCGGCAGACATCGGCAGCACCTCCTCCTCCTTGAAAGTCGTCTTCTGATTGAAAGCCGCATCCTTCTTCTCCATCGAGCGCGCCCGATGTTCCGCCTTCCTGTCCGCCTCAGCCTGCGCTTTCGCAGCCACAGGGTCCACCTCCAGCCGAGTCTGAATCACACGTCGTTTCTGGATCGTCGTCAGCCCCTCCAGCGCCGCTTCATTCCCGCTCGTGTAGTAGGCATCCGCCTTCGCATACACCTCCGGCGTCCACTTCGCCTGCGCCAGTGCTGGCAGAGATTCATTGGCCGCCCGCAAAGCTCTGCTCATGTCCGTGATCGTCCCAGACACTTCAGGCGCGGCAGAGAATTCACCTTGAAACTCCTGCTCGATCTTCTGTGCCAGATCCAGATCACCCTCAGCTACAGCCTCCGCCGCCTGCTCATAGGCTGCTGAGTCTTCCCACGGCACAGCCATTCCAGCAGCTTCATTAGCAGCCAGTCCAGGACTCTTAGCAGTAGCAGCAGCACGCGCATCGGGAGAGGTAGCACCCGCAGGCTGACTGAAAAGCGCCATGTCACCGGCTGTGCTGTCCAGCATGTCCGGCGTGCCATACTCTCCGGCATTGCCTTTCAGCGCGGCGCTCTGCCGCTCGGCCAGATCGGCACGCTGCTTGGCTCGTGCCTTCTCGGCGGCCAGTTCCTCATCACTCACGCTCTGCATGGTGAAGGGGTCTTCAAAGTCGGGCGCGGCCTGCTCACGCTGGCGCGGCTGATACTCATCCACAAAGACACCCGCCCGCGTGGTCGGGTCCAGACTCAGCACCCCGTAGCGCTTGCCGTCCTCGATCACCACGTTTGTCAGATAGCCGTCTTCGTCATAGTCGATCTTCCGCACCACGGCCTTCTCGCCATTGATCAGCATCTCATCACCGGGGGCCACATCATCCAGGGCCACGAGCGTCTTGTCACGGTCCCCGGCTTTGGCTTGGTCCTTCTCGAAGCTGCTCACCTGCTGCGCTTCCTGTCTCAGCGCCTTGTCACGCTGGCGAAACTGCACGCGGTATTGAGTGCGCGCATTGATCGTGCTCTGCACTTCATTCATCAAATCATCCACGCTCTGAATGCCTGGGAAACCTGCCGCCTGGGCCATGCCCAGCAGAGTGTCTGGCGAATGACCGCGCTGCGTCGTCGCAATGAACTTCCGGTAATACATCGGAATGTTATACCGCTCCTGCCAGTCGTAGCCAGCCTGTCCCTCCTGAGTGCTGCCCTTCACCGCCACGTTCAGCGGGTTCTCATTGAGGAAATCCAGAATGTCATAGCTGCCCAGCGGGCTGTCAGGAATCACGGGGCGCTTGAGCGAACCATTCCTCACCTGCATTCCCGCCACCTGCCGCTGCCTCTCCATCTCCGCCGCCTCCGCGATGGCCTGCGCCTGCGGACTCTTGGCAATGCCGAAATCTCGCAGCACATTGCCGCCCGCCGCCGGGGTCGGTGCATTAAAAGGATCATCTTGGAAACCCGGCACCTGCTGGCGTGAGGGGGCGGACACCGTTTGTCCTACCCCTGCCGGGGCGGGTGGCGTCACGACTTCGCCGCCGTCTTCCGTGGGTTGAGGCGGGGCTTCAATCGGGCCGCTGAAAGGATTCTCTGCTGGCGTTTGGCCTGCTGATACTGGTTCATTGTTTCGGGGTGGGTTGGTCGTCCTGCCTTGGCCGATCTTCTGCGCAGCCGCGCCCACGCCCATGAGTCCCAGCGATGCCGCCAGCGAATCCTTGGCGATCTGCACGCGCTGCTCCCACGGCACAAAAGCACTGTCCATGCTGGCGCTCACCTGCTCACTCAGCATCTCCGCGCCCACACCCTTTGCCACACTGGCACCACGTTGCACCATCGTCCGGCCCGCCCTCAGCGCGGCATTGCCAGCACCCACGGTGCCGATCATGCCGGCCAGCTCCGCCGGATCTCCCGCTGCCTGGATGTAGGGACGTGCCTCCGGTGTCAGACCTTGCGCCAGCGTGCTCTCACTCATCAGCCGCGCTTTCTCCTGCTGCGTGCGGCGCATCCCCGGTGTCTCCAGGATGCTTTGCTCCAGGCGCTGCCATGCCTCCGGGCTGCGCGTGCGCAGATACACATTCAGCGCGTCCGCATTCTCCGGCCTGCCCAGCAGGCTGTTGTCCTTGTGCCAGGCACCATTGGCGTCGGGAGTCTCGCGGTAAAACTTCGCCTGCTCAGCACGCACCACCGCGTCCTGCTTGTCCAGCCAGCCCGGCAGGCCATCGCCATCATCAAAGAAAGCCCCCTCATCGATGCCGCGCTTCAGCTCCTTCAGCTTACCTTGCAGCGGCTTAGGATCATCGAGCACCTTCTGGGCGGCACCTGTCGCCAGGCCTGCCAGATTCGCGCCGATCATCGGCCCCAGAGTCTCCCCTGGAATCTGTCCTTTCAGCCCCTGCTCAGTCGGCACCACCGGGCTCATACCCAGGGCCATCGTGCCCACCGTGGCCGCGCTGTCTTTGATGGCACGGCCTGCCACCGTGGCATAACGGCCCGCCGTCTCCAGCATCGTCTCACTGGCACTGACACGATCCCGCACCGTCTGCGCAAACTGGCCCCACTTCTGATAAGTGTCCTTGTTCCATGTTCCTGCCAGACTCGCCGCGCCCTCCGCCAGTGCACTCTCCGCCACGCTCTTCCGTTTCTCCAACGGCAGCGCTTGGAATTGAGGGCTTTCGATCAGGCTCGGGATCTGGTCAGCAGTCGGGGCAGGCATGGGAAAAGGAAGGTCAAAGGGTCAAGAGGTCAAGGCAGCGGTCACTTCGCCTGCGTGTTCAGCCAGTCCAGCCAGCTCGGAGCCGACTTCTCCTTGTTGTCCGGCACGCCATTGCCGTCCGCATCTTCGACATAGCGTTTCACCAGCCTGCCGCTGGCAGGGTCTTCCATCACCGTGAACTGCCGCACCGGTGTCTTCACCATCTTGCCCGTGGCTTTGTCCATGATCTCCTGTCCACCTTCGGTCTGGATCTTGCCCGTGAAGGGGCGCGGCGTCGTGGGTTGCGCTGGGGCATAGGTCCGGCCTGCCACATCAGTGGCCTGCTTCGGCAGCGCGGGCACCATGCCCTGCCCACGGAATAGCTTCTCTTGTTCCATGGCTTGTTTGGCGATAGCCTGTGCCTGCTCCTCCTGGGACTTCGGCAGCGCGGGCAGCGCCATCGGATCAGGAGCCGGGCCGGGGAAGAATCCACCTGCGGTCTTGGTGCTACCATCGGCCTGCCGCATCATCGGCACATAACCACCCGCGCCTTCCATGGCGAAGAGTTCAGGGGCTTGCATCGTCTGCTCCTCGGCGGCGGTTTTCTCCTGCTGAGCCATGAAACTCGTGTTGTCCTGCGAGGCCCAGAAAGCATCATCACGGCCCGGCATCACGGGGGCGGGGGCGGCGGCGGGCTGCGTGCCGTTGTAGCTCGGCAGGGGGCGCGGGCCGCTGAGCATCATGGGTGCCTGTCCGGCGCTCATCATCATGGGCATGGGAGCCTGCCCGGTGCGCTCGGCGAAGTTCCGGTTGTTCCGGCCCACCGCGTAGGCGTTCGGGTTGTTCGTGCCGACACCACGCGGTGCGTAGCTCATCGGTCCACCACCACCACGTTCCGACAGTGGGCGCGGGTCCATGCCGCCCAGCGGATTGATCGGAGCTTGGCGCATGGGTGCGGGCGCTGCCACCACGGGCGCGGGGATGGGAGCGGGTCGTGGTGTCGGAGCACCGGAGCGGCCCAGCGCTGCCACGCGATCACTCGCAGGTGTCTGGAATCCCATCGGTGCCGGGCGTGCGTTTCTGGCCTGCTCTTCCACACCCGGAGGCAGTGGCGCTGGCGTAAACGCGGAGGCTGGGAAGGGCTGGGCTCTCATCCCAGGGGGTAGCATGATTTTAGAGGCCATAACAAGAATTCAGTCAGAGGTTTAGTTGCGGGAAAGGAAAGAGATGGAGTAGATGGAAGTCAACGCATTGCCGGGGTAGGCACCGCGAGAAATCGGGGACACACTCACGGCGGTGCCGGAGTAGCCAGCGCGCACTTCGCCTGTCTCGACTTCATCGGGCAGTGGATTGGCGCGGTTGCCTTCGAGATAAGTGCCGAGAGTGCGCAGGCCGATGTTAAAGTTGCTGTCAAAGGTGGCGGGATCATCAAAGTCCGTGGCGTAGTTTGGATCTTCGGCGAAACGACCGCGCACATAGAAGGTGATCACGGCGGTCTTTTGCAGGTCGGTGACTTCGACATCGTAGCCGGGGCCGGTGCCTTCAAAGTAGTCGCCCGCCCAAAGCGCTCCGGGTGCCAGCTCACCAGCGGGTGTGGAGGTGCTGCCTGCTTCGGGCAGGATCTGCTGGAGCGTGCCCCAGGTATAGCCGCCCTGAGCCTGTGAATAACTCACCGCCGCCACGAGGTAAGGTGGATAGGTGAAGGTGCCATTCTCCACATACTCCGGCGGCAGAGTCACCACGCCGGTCATGCTCTGGGTCATGGTCACCTGTGCCCAGACATGGATCATGAGCGTCTTCGGTGTGCGCACCACTGGAGATGTCTCCACCGGCAGCAGAGTCACCTGCCGATCCGCCACCACCACGCCCTGCCCGGCGAGAGGCAGCAGCTTGGCTTTCCATTCTTCAATGGTCTCGCGTGCGATGGCCACGCACTGCCTGGCTTGGTCACCCGTCATGAGGTGGCTGCCCTCCCGATGGTGATGAAAGGGTAGCCGCTGCCGATGGCAGTGCTGTCACTGCCCGCCGCGAGCTGGATCTCCGCGATGGCCTGCTGCATCATCTCATTGGTCAGGCGCAGGATCTCGTTGGCCTGGGCTTCAGGCCCGGCCTTGCCATCGAGGAGATCGTCAGAGGTCATGGCACAAAGAGAAGAGGATTGCTGCCGCCGATCACCGCCGCCCCTTCGGCGGGGATGAATTGGATGCGGCCCATGGTCACGGCGATGAGTTGTTTCACCAAGGCCTGCATTGACTCAAACTGCGCCTCGTCGCCTCTCTCTCCCGAGAGGTTGGCGAAGGTGTCGTTGGATGGGGGCTCTTGGTCCATGGTTTTCGGTTACACGGCGGTCATCTTGATATTCACTTCATAGGGGTCTTCGTTCTCGTCGTTGTTTTGCAGTGTCAGGAATTCAGTGAAGGTGCCAGCCGCCAGCGGTGCGTAGCGCACCACCATGGTCGTGCTGCCACCTGCTGCCACGGGGGAGGTTGGTGCTGTCTGCACGCTGAAGTAGCCCACCATGGCATCGGCAGTCACCGTCAGCGGTGCCGTGCCAGTGTTTTCGATGGTCAGCGTGATGTCCGTGGTCATGCCTACCGTGGTCGTGCCAGCCGGGAAGATTTCGCTGCCATTGGCGTAGCTTGTGCCCAGATATTTGAGGTTGATCTCCGGCACCAGCACCGTGCCTGCCAGATTGATCGTGTGCGGGCTCTGCGGGTCGTCGCTGGTGATGGTGAGCACGGCGGTCTTGCTGCCGCTCGATGTCGGGCTGAAGGTGACAAGCTGTGTCTCGCTGCCATCCACGGCCACGGAGGTCGGCGAGGTGCCGAGGGTCCACTGGTTCGCATTGGTGCCACTGAGGGCGATGCTGGAGATGATGAGCGGCATGGTGCCGTCATTGTAGATCGTCAGGGTATCGGCATCGCTGCCGCTCACGGTGGCGCTTTGGGTATTGGTGCCGCCGCTGGCGATCACGGTGCTGCCATTCTGCACGCGTATTTCTGGCTCGCTCTGGGCCATGAACTGCGCCGTGTTGCTGTTGGTGCCGCCGTGTTTGATGCGCGCATAGTATTGACGCCCACGGGTCAGGCCCGTGACATCGTAGGTGGTCGCGCTCGTGCTCACGCTCACATTGTTCAGCAGGAAGCCACGGCTGAAGTCGGGCGTGGTGGACACGTCCAGCGTAGTGCCACTGGCAGCGGCGGCAAAGGAGAGGCGCACGCTTGTCACGGTCAGAGAGGCCCAGCTCAGCACCAGACTCGACACCACACCCGCCGTGCTTGGGGCATCGATCGTCACCGTCGTGGTCAGCCAGCCGCCAAGATACGGCCGCACATCCACGTCAGCGATTAATGTGGCGGGCCAGGCGACGGGACTTGTGGCGGGCTCGATCCATGTAAAGCCCTGCTCGCTGAAGTAATAGTTCCCATGCAGGCAGCTTTCCACGCTGACATTGAAGTCCACCCCATTGTAGGAGATGGGCCGTGGCAGCAGCACCGTAGGCACCGGCAGGTAAGGCGCACTGCCGGAGGCGGGCCAGTTGGCATCTCCGTCAAAGGTCGGCTTCACGCTCGTCCAGCGTTCAGTGATGGTGGCCTTGCAGCTTCCATTGTAGCTAAAGGACTTCCAGACTGGGTAGAAGATGTATCCCGTCACCGCACTGAAGGCATCCGCTGGATCAGCATAGATGGGCCGGACGAATAGCGAGTCCAGCACGGGTGGCCAGTAGTGGCGCACATGCTTGTAATGCACCCGCTCCTTGAGTCCGCTCGCGGCATCGCCTGCCAGTCCGGCGGCCTCGCGGATGGTCTTGATCATCCAGTCGGGATTGATCGATTCCACTTCGGCAAAGGTGCCGGTGCTGTCGATGGCTGTGGCATTGGTGCCCGCCGCCACGATCTCGCGCGTGGTGGTGCGGATGGTTCCGGTGTCCGGGTCGATGCTCTTGCTCACCATCTGGGAGCCGAGTTCGATATACATCGGATACTGAAACCCCTCCTCTGCTGGTTCAAAGCCAAACAGGATATGATTCGGGTAATCCGCCGCAGGCGTGTAGGCCTCGCCGATGGTCATCCGCTTCGCCACGTCATCACGCACTTTCTTCCCCCGCAGCAGCAGGTTCTTGAGCGGTTCACCGAAGCGCAGCGTGCGGTTCGGGTCGTCGCCATTGATCAGCCAATTAGCCATGGTCGATGTCCTCCGAGGTCAGGGGTTGGGTCAGCTCGGGTGCGTCCGGCATGTCAGCCATGCCGATGTGTCCGCGCTTGGCGGTCATAGCCTGGCTGAGTGCCTGCCAGTAGTGCTGCATCTGTGCCACGCCGTTTTGCACTCCGGCGGAGTAGATGGCACGCACCGCCCAGTCAGCAGAGGTGGTTTCATCGCTCGGGATGGCTGCCGCAATGTCATCCGCTCCAGGACTGCGCAGGTGCCAGACATCAAAGCCCTGCACCGTCTTGAGTGTGCCGAGCTTGTCGAAGCCCGCAGTGGTGAGAAATTGAGCGGCGGGACTCATTTGAATTCGAAGGCCAGCCTCCCTGTGTTGAAAAGGTATTGCTCCGCCTTGCGCCTGCGCACGAGTCCGGGCAGCACCTTGCCGCCGCCGCGTGTCCACTTCAGGAACTCCAGCGCCGCGCCACCCTTGTCGTTCTGGTTCAGCTTCTTCAGCAGCGTGCTTTTACCGAGCGCGCCCGTGTTGAAATGGAAGCTCACCAGCGCATCAAACTGGTGTTGCTCCAGTGGCACCTTCACCAGCTTCTCCACGGAAGGGGCGAACACACTCAGGTCATGCTTCAGCAGTTCCTCCGCCTGCGCCTTGGTGATCTTCCTGCCAGCTTTCACAGTGCCATCCTTGTGCTTTAGTCCGGTGTGTCCGTAGCCGATGGTCCAGACTCCGGCGGGGCAGAGGTAAGCGGTAAGGTAAAGCCCTTCGAAGTGCTTCACGAGATCGGTGCAGAGAGGCGAGATGTTCATTGGCGGAAAGTGGCGATCACTCCCCACAGCACGAGCACCAGGCAAAGCGTGGCGAGTGAGATGGGCAGGATGAGAGGGTTCATGGTTCCTTGTGCTTGGTGCTTCGTTGAAAGGTAACAGGGGCAGGACTCGAACCTGCGGTCTTCTGGTTATGGGCCAGACGATTTAACCAACTTATCCACCCTGTCAGAAAGATTGTCCGGCGTGCTGTCGCCTAGCTTGTGGTGCTCCCATGCTGCGGCAGCATCAACCACCCAGAAGAGCACGAGCAAAGCCGCGAAAACCAGCGGCAGCAGCACCGCGATGGCGATGAGAAGGACTTGCAGCACGGTCATCATGGTGTCAGTGCCTCCCGCACGCGCTGCTGGTATTCGGCATCCGAGTGCCAGACCTCATCAGTCTGGGACTGGTATCGCCCTTGGGCTGTTTGGATCACGGTGCCCGCTGGCACCTTCAGGAAGGGCGGCGAGTAGAGCGTCATTGAGTCGGCGACGGGCCGGGAGGAACACGCGCAACTCATCAGCAGCGCGACGATCAGCAGGAGTATTGGCGGTTTCATGGCGGATGATTTTAAGCGTGAGGCGTTCCAGATCTCGGGAGGACTTCCATGCCGCCAGCCAAGGCACCACTTTCAGCGCCGCTGTGGCGGCCTGAAGGAAGGCCGTGATGGTGGCCAAGGGATTCATGCGCCGGTCTTGTTGCCATCTTTGGAGGCGATGAGCCCGAGGCCAGCGAGCACGCCCACGGCTTTGGCAAGCTCGTCAGCGTATTGTGGCAGCCAGGTGGCAGTGACGACTCCGAGGATGGTCACAAGTCCGGCGAGGCTGGTCTTCCAGTTTTTGAGGATGTAGTTCATAGGATTAGGGTCGGTTGTCGGTTTCTTGGTTCGGCGGTTCTCCGCAGCATTCGGCATCATTCGGCAAAATGCGGAAGTTCTTGGCGATGGCCCAGCTCTTGCCCGCCTTCACAGGCGTGGGGTAGATGCGGCCAGCCGAGATCCAGTCGAGCACCGCTCGCTCCGTCACCTTCTCCCGCGCAGCGATGTCGGCGGTCGTCACATAGTCGCGGGCGGTATCCACCAGCTCCGTAGTCGGTTCCGTTTTCCCCACATTGACATTCTGGGAAACCCCGCCCTTGCCTCCAGTTTGAATCATGACGATCTGCATTTTAAGCACCGCGATGTCTTTGTCATGCCTCACAATGGACGACACCGCCCAAAGCGAAAAGATCGGTGCCGCCCAAAGGCTGATCTTGAAGATCCAGCCGTGCAGGGTGCCCAGCTTGATCACGCTTTCGGAGGATTCGTCAACGATGCTCATGGAGTCGAGGTTGTTTCTTCGGGTGGCTCTGCTGCTTCCTCAGTTGGTTTCGGCATCAGGTGCTCAAGCACACCGATGGACTTCCCAGGAAGCGGTCATGTTGTTACCAAGTGATGCCAATGTCATGCCCCGACGGGTTGTAGAACGACACAAGTCCGTTGATGGCAGTGGATGTCACGGGCAGTCCGGTTGAATCATCCTCCCACCCGCTGCCGGTGAAGGAATGGCTGGACAAAGTGCCACCAGACGAGTCGAGCTTACGAACCTGCAAGCCAGCAGGAAGGGCGCTCGCGGTTGAACAAGAGATCGTGGTGACATCCAGCCCTTGCGCATAAACAACGGGTTGGATGGGTGATAGGTTGGCGTGTAGATTCATGGTGATTAAGGTTCGGTATCCCAAAAGGTGTAAGTTGAAGGGCCGCCTGAGTTGGCCAGGCCAAAAGATCCAGAAACAGAGACGCCATTGCTAGGGTTGCTAAAGTCGTCCTCCCAGTTTCCATCTCCAAGTGCGTAGTATTCGGTGCCGCCAATGTTCGCAATGATCCCCACGGGAACAGGCTGAGTCGCACCGAAGAAAAGAGTGCTCAATGTCCACGAGCCTGCGGGTGCCTGAAGGGTGGTGCTGACGCTGTTGTTGATCGTATAAAAGCTGCGCGCCGTGACACTGCTGCTGAATAACGAGGTGCCTGCTCCGTTTGTGGCACTGATCCAGAAGTAATACTTTTCACCTGCCTGGATGCTCTCACCTGAATCAAAAGTAAAGTTAGAACCAGTTGCTGAACTGGTCAACACTGAGGCCGAACCAATGACATTCGTTGTTCCAAATTTAATTTGAAAGGTGTCTGCTGACGGCTGAGATGTCCAACTCAACACAATCAGTTGATCCCCTGCCGTAGCTGTAAAGCCAGTGGGGGTTTCTGGCGCTGAAGCCCCAGCTCGCCGCTTCCACCGCAGCAGCAGCGGATAGGCGTCGTAAAGGCGGTAAAGGGCTTTCATGGGACGGGTTTTAACTGAGAGCGCGTTTCCAGGCGATGTAGCGGGCGGTGCCAGTCATGGCGACCACACTGACGGGGCCGGTGTAGTCGGTGATATAAACAGGTGGCGAGGTGCCATCATCAGCGGCCGTGCCTGCGGGGAGAATGAAACTGAAACTGCTGGTCGTGGCAGAGGCACCGAGCTTCACGGCCAGCGCGGCATCATCCAGATTCTGGATCACGCCCACCTCACCAGGGGAGAGCGTGAAGACGGTGGCATTTGCGGTGGCGACGGCGTAGTTGTCCGGCGTGGTGCCAGACTGAAGAGGGACAGAGCGGACGGCTTCCATAAAGGTGATTAGGGTTTGGGGGATTCTCGGTTTCGGCGCAGTTCAGCGCGGTGGATTTCAAGCAGTTCATCAAGGGCGGCGCGTTGCAGCGTCATGCCGGTGGGCACTTGGCCCTGCTCCAGCAGCCAGGTGCCGTGCATGTGCCGGATGACAAATTCATGCAGCACCTCCAGCACGGGCATGAGCACCCATTTGCTGGCCGCCAGATCGGTGGCGAAGGTGCCACTGGTGTGCGCGACGATGCAGCGATAGCATTCCAGACTGCTCACCGTGCGGACATCGCCGACGACATAGGCCGTGGCAGTCACCCAGGCGGTGGTGTTGAATTTGTAGATGCGGGGCGTCCAGCTTACCCAGACCGTCTCCAGATCCTCGCTCACGCTGATTCCGGTCTTGTCAGTGAAGAACTGCACGCTGGCTGCCAGCCGTGTCTCGCGTGGGTCGAGCGTGTAGATCTCGATGTTCCGGGCATCGCCCAGCACATCCCAGGAAATGAGGCCACTGCTCGGGGTGATCTCCGCCCAGGTGCGGGCATCTTCCCAGAAGACATTGGCTTGAAAGGGCAGCTCGTAGCCGATCTTGTAGCTGCGATTGAACTTGGCGAGGTAGTCCGCTTTGAGCGTGGCATTACTGCCGATCTCCGTCAGGAAACCTGTCGAGCGCACGGCATCCTCGAAGGCTGTCGTGAAGGGGACATGTTCGCGGAGAGCCATGAGCGTCAGGCCACGAGGGCGGTCCGGCCCTCCTGTGCCGCTTGTTGGAGTCGCAGACTTGTTTGGGCCATCTGCATGGCGCGGTGCATCCGGCCCTCCTTGGCCGCCTGCTCCAGTGAGATGGTCCACCCACCTTGGATCTTGCCGGTGACGACCTTCTCAGGCGCGCAGTCCGGGTTGCGCTTCAGGAAGTCGCGCATCATCTCGGTGTCATCGAAGACCTCGCCGCCCTTGCAGCCGCGTTGGCCCAAGGTGCTGCGGTGCAGTTGCTTGTAAGTCAGCGGGGCCATGTGGTAGGCCGGCATGAACTCAAAATCATTGCGCACCACCACGGGACCGCGAGCGCGGCGGAGTTCGGCGGCACGCTTTTCCTGCATGGCGGCGCGGTGATTGTCCGCCTCCAGCTTGGCCCGGTAGGCCGCAAAGATGGCACGGGCTTTGATCACTCCCATCCGGCGGGCGAGTTGTTCAAAACCGAGCACTGGCTCTTTGTCAGGATTCCACATAACGAAGAATAGAAAAGGGCCGCCAAGGCAGGCAGAAGGATCTCGGGGAAGGGCGCGCCAGTTGCGGTCACATCAACACAACAACAAAGGCACTTCCTCCCGCCTGCCCGGCGGGGATGTTTTAGGCGACGGCGGTGTAAACCTTGCCGTGAACCGCAGGCATGGAGCAGAAGAGGCTGAAGAAGCCTTCGACATAGCCCTGCGTGCCGCTGCCGTCCGGGGAGAGGTCCACTTCTTCGAGGCCGTTCAACAGCTCGTAGAAGTATTCCATCTCAAGGGCCAGCATGTGGTCCTGGTCACCCAGCGTGAGCGTGGGGGAGCCGGTGGCGGTGGCCGCAGCCGAGAGCACGATGCGCGTGCTGTTGGTGATGCTGGCGATGTAGGCACCCGCAGGAATGCCCGTGCCGCCGATCTTCATGCCAGACTGGAGGCCTGCCGTGCTCGTCACGTCCAGCGCGGTGCTGGTGTTCGTGGTGCTGGCACCGGCAAGGGAGCCCGCATTGCGCACACCGTTGAGGTGCTCGGTGGGGACGACCATCAGACTGCCGAAGGCGGTCTTGTAGCCGGTGAGCATGGCGCTGATCTCGTGATCGGTGCTGTCCTGGTTGAAGCGGCGGATCGGCGTGCTGGTATTGCTGAGTGTGCCAGCATCGAAGAACGTGGCCAGGTGATTGGCGAAGTCCGTGGTGCAGAAGGCGGTCAGCTTGACGTTCTTGCGCTTGGCCTGACGGCACTCCAGCAGGAGCGTGCGCATCTGCGTCTCGGTGAAGGCCGAGGCGGAGGCCACGTTGATGAGCTGGGCCGAGGTCGGGCGGTAGTTGCTATCCACCTGGAAGGTGGAGCTGGTGCCCTGGGCGGAGCTTTCGACATAGCCGGAGGCACCCATGGTGAGGTGCATGGTGCCCAGGCGGGCTTCGTCATCGTGCGCGGTGGCGGTATCCTTTGCCACCTGGGCGGAAAGGTAGGTGAGTTCGACGCCCTGCTTGTAGCGCTCCAGAGCGCGGAAGCGGGACTCGCCGACTTCATTGGCGACGCCTGCGGTGTTTTCGACTTTCTCGACGCGCTTGCTCACGCCGTAGGTTTCGCGCTTCTGCTGCACGGCACCGTAGATCTTGGCGCGGTTGGTGAAGTGATTGCTCACGCTGGCGCGTGTCACGGAGTCACCTTCTTCGACACCGGCAAGGCGTCCCGTCAGGTGTTTGTCCGCCACTTTGGAATAGACGGAGTTTTCAGCCGCGCCGCCACTTTGGACGGTGGAGCTGAACAGTGTGTTCTCGTTGTCGAGAAGGGCGATTTCGTCGGCCAGATCTTCGTGGATGCCTGGGACGGTAGAGGAGAGGGCTTGAGCCATGGTAGTTGGAAAATTGGGATTTTAGAGTTCCACGCTGGCGCGGAGGTCAGGAGGCGCGGGCCATGCTACGCACGGGTCCGAGCTTGATGGCTTCCTTGAGGTATTTCTGGCGCTCGTCTTCGGTCTTCGCCGTCTTCGCCTTCTGCATGAGAAGGCTCTTGCGAGCCGCGAGGTCAGAGCCGGTGCTGTCAACCGCTGCCAGGCGTGGAGTGCTGGCGCGTGACTCGCTCGGCGGGTCTTTGCGTTGGGTGGAATCCTCTTTCGAAGATGGCGCTTTTGTCGCAGCGCCCGCTGTGTCCGGGAAAGTGATGACGGCACGGCGGCTTTGCAGCACGTCGTAGAGGGCGGCCTTGGCCACCAGCTCTTCCAGTCGCGTCGGCAAACTGGCGTCTTTGAGATAGGTTTCGCGGGCTTCGGTGTAGCCCTTCGTGGTCGCGTGTTTCTCCGCCAGCTTGGTGGCGGACTCGCGCACCTTGCCCACTTTGGCATCGTGGCTGAACCAGTCCTGCGCATCCGTGATGCGCTGCTGGTAGGTGAACAGATCGGCGGGGCGTAGTTCCACTTCATGCCCGTTCGGCAGCTTGTGGCTCACGGATTCATCTTCGGCGCGGCGTCCAGCTTTGACCTCGCGCTCGTGGTAGGAAAGCAGCGCCAGGGCTTCCTTGGCATTCTCGCCCCATTTGGCGACTTCATGGCCATCTTTGAAATGCACGAAGGTATTGCCAGCGAGTCCGGCAGCACGCACAGCGGCCTCTCCATCCTGCTTCTCAATCTCGGCCAGCTTGGTTTCCAGTTCGGACACCTTGGCCTCGTGCTCTTTGATCTTGGCCTCGGCTTCCTGCGCACGCTTGCGCACCTTGGCGGCTTCCTTGCTGGCTTCGGTGATGCGCTTGCGGGCTTTCTCATCGAGCTTGGCCAGTTCGGCCTCGCTGATTTCTTCCACGGACGCTTCCTCGGCAGTCACCACCGGAGTTTCCTCGGGTGTGTCGAAGGTGATGCTTTCCGGTTCAGCAACAGTCGCAGGCTTTTCAACCGGGGCGGCAGGCTTGGCTTCAACGGCAGGCGTTGAGAGGGCGGCAGCAGCGGCCTTGGCTTTCTTCTCCTTGCGCTGAGCACGGAAGGCCTTGGCCTGTTCGGGGCTGAGTCCACGAGCGATGTGCTCGGCGGTGGCATCCTGCGGCGTGATGATCGTCACCGGAGCTTGAGCTTCGGCGGGCGCGGCAGGTGTTGCGATGTCGGACATGGGCAGGACATTACCTGTCCCACCCCATCCCCTTCAACGCACGGGCGTGAAGTGTCACAAAGTTTGACGCTGGCCCTATTCCCCGTCTTCGCGCTGGGTCGGTTCTGACTCCAGCCATGCCCGCACGATCTGGTAGAGATACAGCGCCCCGCAAGCCTGCCCTTGGTCGTGCGAGGTGGCATCATGCTGCACGCCCTCTGCCTGCATACTGAAGGCCTTGCGCTCGATCAGATTAAACATCGCCTTCACCGCCGGGTCATGGCGATTCTGAAACACCAGCTTGCGAGCCTTCGCCCGGTCTTCGGGTGTCAGGTTAAACGTCTGCCCATAAAGCGGCGCGCAGAGGATCACGGGGGGAGTGTCGGGCATATCAAACAAGTTGTTGGGCTTCGATCTGCGGCTGCTGCATCATCTGCGCCAGGCTCACACCATCGGGCAGCGCTTGCAGCATTTGCAAAAGTTGTTCGCCTGCGCTGGGCTGGGCCAGCGGGTCTTCAGACAAGGTGCGGCCGATGCGGGCATTCTCGCCACCGTGCTGCTTCTGGTTGTTCACCAGTCCGGCAAGGTAACTCGTGAGCACGACATGGATCTGCTGACCACCGATCACACTTTGCTGGCGGAGCGGACTGCGCATGACTTCATCGCTCACCGCCTGGGCAAGCCCGCCGAAGTCCATGCCCTCGGTGACATCGGGAGCACCACCGGAGAAGATTTCAGAGAGGTGCATCCGCGCCATGTCGAGCGTTTGACGCTGGGCGGTGTCGGCATCCTTCGGCAGGCACTGCGCGGCGAGGCCGGGGTCGAGCATGTTGAAGCCTGCTTCGAGGATCGGCAGGGTGTTGATCTGCCCGCGATTGTCGAGCGGCACGATCATGTCCTTGATGAAGCCGAGGTGCTTGCTCGTCCATTCGACATCGAGACTCTTGACGTTGAACTTGCTTTGGAAGTCGAAGCCACCGCGCACGTCGTCTGCCGTGGCGGTCACCAGTTCATTGGTGCCGGTGATGCGGGCACCTTGCAGCGGCGGCATGTATTGCTGAATGAGCTTGGCGGTGCGGGCAATGCACTGACTGAGCGAAAGCATGAACCAATCCAGCTCCGCCTGCCCCATCATCATGGCCACACTGTCGGCGACGTTGCGACTGGCGAAGCCAAAGAACTCATTGACGCTTTCACGCACGGTGCGCTCGATCTCGATGCTGCGGCCATCGGGCGGCGGGATCTGTAGAGCGGTGGGCACCTTGCCGCGAATGGATGGCAGGAACACACCGGGCGCGGGGCGCAGGCCTTCGAGTTCCGGGTCGCCTGTCCATGTCGGGAAGGTCGTCAGGCTGGCGGCATCGGTGCGGCTGTCCCACTGGGCTTTCACCGCTTGCTCCTTGGTCATCGTGATCTCGGGCACGCTGTAGCCATCGAGCATCAGGCGCTCGTCCTGGCTGAAGGTGAAGGGCACGAAAGGATACGCACCATCCCAGTCCATGCGGAGTTCGCGCTTCGCCACCTTGTCCTTCACATCGGCGTGCATCACGGTGGCATAGGTGCCGGTGAGCCCGTCCACCGTCACGGCGCGATCCCACAGCTCGATGATCTGATACAGGTGATTTTGTGCCTCGCCATTAGTGCGGGCGCTCCAGTTCACCCCGGCACCACTGAGCGCCCACGGGTAGCTGGCCATGCTGTTGCTGAACAACGCGCTGCGGCCTTTGTGCTTTTCCAGCACCTCTTTGACCCATGCCTTGTCCCAGTCATAAAGCGCGGCCTGCTCACGAATCCACTGCGCTGAACGCCAGCGCACGCGGCCCACCCAGCGGCAGGAGTCGAGCCCGTCTTCCATCAGCGTTTCATAGGGAAAGAAGACATCCACGAACGGCTGCAAGGCCTCCCAGCAAGGGGAGCTGCGTTTGACATAAGCGGCATGAACGGTGGCTTGTTCAGCACCTTTGCGCAGCGCGCCCAGCGCCCGCTTGATGGAGGCCTCACCAATCTTGCGACGTTGCGCCGCACCGGGGAGATTGCGCAGGCAAAGGGGAATCAGGCGCGACTCCTCCGCCTCGTCCAAAACCATGGCATTGAAGTCGATGTCCTCGATCAATGTCATGTCCTGCGCCTCGGCAGCGACTTGCATTTTCAGCCAGTCCGCCACCATGGGCACAGTGATCTGGATGGCTTCCACCCCGCGCTCTTCCTTCCAGCCGACATAAAGCAGGCTGGCGCGGAAGCGATCCGCGTAACTGCCGGCCCGTAGGCCTTGAGTCACGAACTCCGTCCGCATGGGTCCATTGAGGTAGTAGCGCAGCACCTGGCGCATGAGCCCGGCGCGTTTGGCGTCCGTGCTTTCCATCGGCGTCACAGTGAGGCTGCCCGACACCAGCGCGGCGATGCGTGCCGCATTGCGACGGTTCATCACTGTTTGCGTCAGATGCACCTCATGGTCAGCGGCCCCGTTGAAGGGCTTCGCATCGCTCGTCTTGGTGTTGGCCTTCTTGCCCGTGCCGGTTTTGTTCTGCCACCAGCACTTGCGCGTCTGCTCGTTGGTCGCCATTTGTTTCAGAAACAGACTGGCATCACGGCAGGCCGCGTCCATCTCGTCCAGGGCATCGCTCACCTTCCAATCGGCAAGCGGCTTCTCCGGGTCAATGACGGAGGGGAGTTCAGAGGGTTCGGCCATGAGGAGGAGCGTGGTTCACATTTGGTGACCCGCATCCAGCGCACCCTTCCCCAAGAGCAGGGCCACGCTTCTGCACCTCCGCGCAGAAGTCAAGCACCGTTTGCCGCAGCCACAAGCGGCGGGCGTGGAGGTGATGCTGAACGGGCGGCGGCTGGTTCCTTTCCAGCAGCGCCCGCACCTCCCGCTTCCGCAGGCCGGATTGCATCAGCAGGTCATGAACTTGGGAATAGGTGATGAGGAGTGTCATGGCGGTTTAAGGGAGCGCGTCAAAACTGGTTGAGCCATATACCGGCGAGTTCTGCGGGATGCGCTTGCAGGCACGCAGGTAGGATTTCCAGCGGTGCTTGCGAGGATTCGATATGGCCTCAAGGCACCGGCCAAGGAAACCTGTTGGACGCACACCCGAAAACAAATCGGATGCAGGCAACGGCTCGGGGGCTGTCTGTCGTGTTTTCATAGTTTTGTGCTTGCCGTCGCCACAGCTTGGGCGTTCTCCAAAGATTCCAGAAGCGGTGCCAATGCGCGGGCGGCGGCACCTTGCCCATTGTCGCGGTCGTAAAGGCGGGTATCCAGAATCGGCCTCCCGAAATGGATTTTCATGGGGCGATTCCTGAGATAGTCGAAGTAGAGCCGATTGCCCTGCTCCCCTTCCGTCAGTCTGTCGATTTCCGCTTGCGCCTCATCCACCGTCATAAGTTTGTGAGGGAACGGCAGCGGGTTCAGCGTGCCGTTGTAGAGAGCGGTGATCATTTCCGCAGGGTCGAGTTTCGAGATGTCGATTTCGTATGGATTCATAGTCATTCGGTGGTTCGAAATTAAGATGGAGAACAATGGCATGCTGGCAACGAATGCCAGCGGGGTAGTCGGTTAGGTGTCGGAGTCCTGGGGCGCTGGCTTTCGTGCCAGATGCCCAGCGATAGGAAACTTCGCCTGCCCGACATGTCCGACAAACACGCGCTTGTCGATCAGCACGCGCCCGCCCAGCTCGCGCCACTTGGCGCAGAAGGCGAAGTCCTCGCTGGTGCCATCGTAGGAGGTCGGCCAAAAGCTGTGCATGTCGCCGAACTCGGTGTTCTTCATGAGCGTGACGTGCGGCTTCATCTTCTCGAACACCGAGCGATGCACCCGCATGAAGCCACGCGCCGTCTTCGCCACCTCCCACAAGATGCCCTCGCACAGTGACGGGTTCTCCATGCCCGGCAGCGGCACGATGGGAGCCTCGAACTTCACGGTGCGTTTGCTGTAAAGGCCGAACACCAGCGGCTCATCATGCTCCAGCAGGTGCGCCAAGTCTTGCGGCTTGAACACCAGATCCGTGTCGATGACGATCATTTCGTCACACTCGCTGGCGAGGAACTGCTTGGTGGCGACATCCATGGCATAGCCCGGATACGGCGTGGAGAGATGGCAAAAGATGCTTTCCCCTTGCAGCGCCCCCATCATGGAGACAGCCCAAGCCGTGACGGATAGCCCCATGCCGTTGTCGATGATCGGATAGAAGATGGGTTTGTCAGTTTGGTTCATACTTTAAATGGTTTTTCCGTTGAGGGTGATTGTGTCATCTGCTGAGATTTGAAGATTGCGCCCGAATATGATTTCTCCCGGCTCTTCAAATCGGCGCTTTAGATCAACATCGTAGAAAGCGAACAAGGCTTTGATGTTAGATGCTGCTGCCTCATGATTGCCGTCTTCTATATTTTTGAGGATGGCTTGGCGCATATTGGCTGCGTGGCCCCGCATTGCGCCTAAAACGGTCTGGATACTTTTGGCCGTCTTTTCTGCCGACTTCATTGCTTCAACA